TGTACTGACCAGCGCTTTGGCGGTGGGTTCTCTTGGTCCGAATCAGTATTCCAGTTATGCAACTGAATCCGGCACCCTGCTTGCTGGCCGTCTGCGCTACAAGGCATGGGATGCGGCAGCCGTAAAATCGTTCACCAACGGCCCGTGGCAGCTATTCCAAGCCCCTGACGAAGAGGACTTTGTTGCTGCCGCTGGCACAGCAGCTTTTGCTGGTTCGGCGGTTGGAGTGGCATCCTCCGCAGGCTCCCTGACGACAATGATTAAGCTGGCAGGCGCGGAAAGCGCGGCCACCGTCGCCACTGCAGCGCTGACGACAGCGATTGCGCTCACGGGCGCCGCCTCGGCAAACGGCACAGCCAGCGCCGCCCTGGGCACCGCCATCAAGCTGGCCGGCCAGGCCGCCGCATCAGCTTCGTCGTCGGGCGCGCTGGTCACGGGCATCCCGCTCGCCGGGAATGCGGCAGCATCTGCCGCGGCGTCGGCATCACTGACGACCGGTATCGTCCTGACCGGCGCCGCAGCCTCAGCTGCGACTGCAACCGCCGCGCTGACGACGACGCCAGCAGGCCTTACTGGACAAGCGGTGGCGACAGCCTCCTCCACAGCGTTGCTCACCACAGGTATCGCGCTGGCGGGCGCCGGCGTGACGGTTACAACCGGGTCGGCATCGCTCACCACGACACCGGCCGGCCTGGCGGGAAATGCTGCAGCAAGCGCCATTGCGTCGGCCAGCCTGGGTACTGCGATCAAATTGGCGGGCGCAGGAGCTGCCCAGGCGAGCGCAAGCGCTTCCCTCGGCACGGGCGCGGCGCTCAGCGGCGCAGCATCTGCTGGCGCCTCTGCAACTGCGGTGCTGTCGACTGCGATTGCGCTGGCTTCCATTGCGCAGGCGCAAACCAGTTCCTCGGCCGCCCTATCGGCAGCCACAGGCTTTGCTGGCGCAGCGACGGCATCGACGGCCGCGACGGCGGTGCTAAGCACGAAAATCATGCTGGCGGGCATCGCGGCTGCCCAGGCAAGCGCCTCGGCAACACTGGGTAACGTCGACCTCTTCAAGCCTGGAAATATCACCATCTACCAGGTCGACGGGCGCGGCGCGGTCTGGGCGCCAGAAGCACGCGGCACGGTCTGGCAAGCATAGAGCACAAGGAAAAAATGTCACAAATCCTCGAAAAGCGCACTTTCGACGCGCGCCGCTACGACATCATCTGCACCGGCCTGCTGGCCGCGGGCGAGACGATCACGTCGGTGGTGGGCGTGGCCGCCGACCAGGGCGCGCTGACGTTCGGCGCTGGCGTGACAAATACGCAGGCCGCCAGCTATCCGAACGGCACCGTCGCGCCCATCGGCACCGTGATCCAGGTGGAGATTTCCGCCGGCACCATCCCGAAGGGCGCCGACAGCATGGGCCTGGGCGTGCCCAACCTGCTGTGCACCGTTCGCGCCCGCTTCACCACCAGCCTCTCGCCGAACCAGATCGAGGCCACCGTCCTCCTGCTGCTGCGCGACCAGCCAAACTGATCATGGATGCAGCGAAACTGGAAGCGAAGATTTACGCCGGCTACGGCAAGGCGGCGCAGCGGATCGGCTACGTCACGGACTTGTTCCGGCCCAGCTCGGCCATCAACCCTTTGGCTGGGGCGAACAAGCAGCGCAGCTTTCCGGTCAGCTTCAATGCCGAAGACATGAAGTATGGCAAGCCGAACAAGTTCGCCAAGCCGACATGGTACGGTGTCTTCGACGGCAGGCTGGCTCAGGTGGGCGACTACCTGGTCAGCTCGCACGACGGCACCTTCTTCGTGGCCGCCATGCAGACGGCGCTGCCGATTCTGCTGGTGCAGTGCAACCGCACAGTGAACGTGCTGCGCCCCCAGCAGCAATCCGGCGTCGGCGCGGCCGGCTATGGCGGCGATGTGGACGCCAATGAGACCGAATTGATGCACCAGTGGCCCGCATCGGTCCTCCAGGGCACGAAAGGGGAGAAGAACGACGCCCAGCTGCCCGGCGACACCCGCTCGCCGTGGTGGGCCGTTTTGCTGCCTCATTACCCGGGCGTGACGCTGCGCTCGGCCGACATCATCACCGACGAGCTGGCGCGCCGCTACGTCATCAGCTCCGCGGAGCTGACCGACCTGGGCTGGCGCATCACCGCAATGCAGGCGCAAACGTAATGGCTGATATCAACGACGTCGAGACCGCCCTGGTGAATGTGATCGCGGGCGCGGTCTACCCGAACGGCACGGGCCAGCCCTCGGCCGCCAACGGCGTCCCGGTGCTGGTCTACCCGGGCTGGCCCACCGCCTCCCGGCTCGACGCGGACCTGGTGGCCGGCAAATGCCATGTGACGGTGTTTGCCGCCGGCGTCGAGCGCAACACGACGCGCACGGCGCGCGCCTGGCAGCAGCAGGCCATGAACACGGCAACCCTGGGGCTATCGATCGTCGGCCAGACCGTGGTGGTGGGCGGCGCCATGCCGGCGCCATTCACGGCGCACGTGCTCAACGTGATGGTGAACGGCATCCCGCATCCCTACCAGGTGCAGGCTGCGGACACGCTGGCCTCTATCGCCGCCGCGCTGGCCGCACTGGTGGCGCCGGATGCACCAGGCACGTCAAGCGCGGGCGCGGTCATCACCCTGCCCGCCGGCGCGCGCATCAATGCCGCCCGGGTTGGCGTCACCGGCACGGCGATCCGTGAGCTGCGGCGCCAGGAGCGATCGTTTCGCATCACGGTCTGGGCCGACACCCCGGACCATCGGCGCGCTGTGGCCGCAGTGGCCGACGGCGCGCTGGCCGCGGTCGACCGCATGACCATGCCTGATGGCTCGGTGGCGCGGCTGCTCTACCAGTCGAGCATCGACGTCGACGCGCAGCAGAAGGCAAAGCTCTACCGCCGGGATTTCATGTATTCGGTCGAATACGCTACCACCCAGGTGGAGACGGAAACGCAGATCACGCAAGAGCAGTTGAACTCGTCGGGCCGGCCAGATGGCTCGACCCAGGACGGCCCGGTCACGACGACCTATTTTTGAGGAAAACCATGATGCAAGCCCTGATTGTCATTGAGCCTTTCGGCAACTACCTGCGCGGCGACCAGATCACCAGCCCGAAGGAGGTTTCCGCTGTGCTGGCGTCCGAGAACGCCGCTTGCGTCAACCGCGTGCAAATCCCCGACCTGCCGGCAGATCCGGCTCCTAAGTAAGACCATCCGACCCACTCCCTGGCCGCCCTGAGCGGCCATTTTTATTCCTGGAGCCAGAAATGCCAATTAGCCAGCTGGGCGCGATCAATACGACCGCCCTTATCGTCCCCGACCTGTATGTGCAGATCGTGCCGCCATCGAATTCCCTGCTCAACGGCCAACCCACCAACATCCTGGGTATCGTCGGCACCGCCACCTGGGGCCCCGTGAACGCCCCGACCATCGTGGGCAGCATGGCCGACTTCTCGCAGAAGTTCGGCGCCCTCCAGCCCCGCAAGTTCGACCTGGGCACCGCTGTGGCCGCCGCCGTCCTGCAGGGCGCCAACAACATGCGCTGCGTGCGCGTCACCGACGGCACCGACATCGCCGCCACCGCTGTCGCCCAGACCAACTGCATCACCTTCACCAGCAAATACACCGGCAGCCTGGGCAACTCGGCCACCGTCGCTGTTGCGCCCGGCTCGGCCGCCAGCACGTTCAAGGCCACGGTGACGATGCCGGGCCAGGTCCCCGAGGTGTTCGACAACATCGCCGGCGCGGGCAACGCGCTGTGGGTGAACATGGCTGCCGCCATCAACAACGGCCAATCCGGCCAGCGCGGCCCGTCCCAGTTCATCGTGGCCACTGCCGGCGTGGGTGTGACGGCACCCACAACGACCACCTACACCTTGGCCAGCGGCACCGATGGCGCCACGAGCATCACCGCCAGCGTGCTGGTGGGCGTCGACACGATTCCCCGCAAGGGCATGTACGCCCTGCGCAACACGAACTGTTCGATCGGCATTCTGGCCGACGCCGACGATTCGACGCAGTGGTCGACCCAGGTGGCCTACGGTTTCAGCGAAGGCACCTACATGATCATGACGGGCCCGGCCGGCGATACGATCTCGAACGCCGTCTCGGCCAAGGCCACGGCCGGCATCGACGCCTACATCGCCAAGCTGCTGTTTGGCGACTGGATCTATTTCAACGACACCGTGAACAACCAGGTGCGCCTGATCTCGCCGCAGGGCTACGTGGCCGGCCGCTTGGCGAACCTGTCGCCTGAGCAGTCCAGCCTGAACAAGCCGCTGTACGGCATCGTCGGTACGCAGAAGTCGTACCAGAACCTGAATTACTCGAGCGCGGAGCTGGCCGTGCTGGGCCTGGCCGGCATCGACGTCATCACCAACCCGATCCCGGCCGGCAATTCGTTCGGCGTGCGCTTCGGCCACAACAGCAGCAGCAACGCTGTCACGAACGGCGACAACTACACGCGGATGACGAACTACATCGCCACCACCCTCAACGCCGGCATGGGCCTGTTCATCGGCAAGCTGCAAAGCGCCGACACCCGCCGCGATGCGAACGCGACGATTGCGTCCTTCCTGGGCAGCCTGGCCAAGCAGGGGATGATCGGCAATGCCAGCGGCACCGAGCCGTTCAGTGTGCAGATCGACGGTAACAACAATCCGCCGGCGCGGGTCGCCCTGGGCTACATGCAGGCAGACGTCAAGGTCCAGTACCTGTCGGTGATCGAGAAATTCCTCGTGAACCTGGAGGGTGGCCAGTCGGTGACGATCAACCGCCAGACCACCGCCCTCGCCTAATTCGTTCCTGAACGCAGCACGGCCGCCACGGCGGCCGCATCCTGGAGCACACCATGCCATTGAACAATTATTCCGTCGGCCGCGATGTTTCGCTGAACATCGTCGGCCCTTCCGGCCCTCTCAATTTCAGCCAGATCGTCGGGTTCCAAAGCAAACCCGACACGACCGATCAGAAGATCAAGGGCCTCGACGGCGTCACCCGCCACCTGCGCTTTCCTGACGGCTGGTCCGGCAAGTTCGACATCGAGCGCCAGGACAGCACCCTGGACGATTACTGGACCCAGCTGGAAAACAACTACTACGCCGGCCTGAACGAGACTTCGATCAGCATCACGGAGACCATCCGCGAGGTGAACGGCTCGGTGAGCCAGTACCGCTATGTCGACGCGCTGCTGACGATCGATGATGCCGGCTCCTGGGCGGGCGACAAGTCGGTCAAGCAGTCGGTGAAGTTCGTCGCAGCTCGCCGCCTGAAGGTGTCCTGATGGATGAGGGCGTCAAACTGACCCTCACGCCGAGTGAGCAGGTGGTCGCCAAGGCGGCCGACATCATCGTCACCGACAGCGCCGGCCGCGCCATCAAGCTGAAAAAGCCGGGCGTGCTTGCCCAGTTCCGCCTGGTTGAAATCATGGGCGACACGGCGAAGAACCAGGTCTACATGGGAATGGTACTACCCCTGATCTACGTCACGGCCATCGATGGCGAGCCGGTGTTCCAGCCCACTAGCAAGTTGCAGGTCGAAGCGCTGATCCAGCGCCTGGACGAGCACGGCATCGATGCAGTGATGGAAGGGGTGAATGCGAACTTCGGCGCGCTCAACCCTGACGCTGACAAGGAGGCGCTAAAAAAGTCGTGACCTCGGCGCCGATACGGGAATGCCTGTTTCTGATCAAGCACGGCATCCCGTTCGACGTGGCCTTCGAGGTGGACGATGTGACCAGGGCTGCCTGGGCAATCATTTTTTCCGAGATCGACGGGGCCAAATTCAACTTCTCGACCATGGAATTTGAGGACCCGCAATGAAAGAGTTTTCCAGCATCAGCGGGATGATCGCCCACCTGGCGTTGATGGATGCCCACACGACGCTGGCGCTGCACCACGGGCTCAAGCAGTGCGCTGTGGCGATCGAGAAGACCGCAGATAGCGAGTTCGGCGTCTACCAGGGCGAGGTGGGCGCCTTTGCTGGCTGGGCGCCGCTGGCGGATGCGACGCAGGCCGCCCGGGTGGCACTCGGCTACACGCCCGACGACCCTCTGCTGCGAAGCGGCGAGCTGCAGCGCAGCGTCACCCACGAGATCGATGGGCTGGAGGCGGTGATCGGGTCGGACAGCGACATCATGGTCTGGCAAGAGCTGGGGACCGACAAGATTCCGCCGCGCGCGGTGCTGGGCCCGGCCGCGATCCGGAACAAGGAGCTGATCACCCGGACGCTGGGGCGGGCAGTGGCGGAGGGGCTCCTCTACGGCTCAGGCGTGTCGACGGCCCTACTTGAATAGAACGCTGTAGCCGATGAAGGCGACGGCAGCCAGGGCGGCCAGGGCGATGAGTAGGAGGCCCAGCGAAAGCAACACCAGGTCGATGCGCTTCCCGATCGGCATGGGGTGCACGAAGCGAATCGATTGCACCCGCGATGCCCGGCGCGTTGCTTCATCGGCCGGGCGGATCGCCGGGTATTGCACGAACGCGAACCGGTCTGCGAGCTTTTCTTGCAGCCTGTGACGAAGTTTCATTTTTTACCTCAAGGACTGACATGTTCGAAGCATACAAAATCGGCGTCACCCTCTCGTTGACGAATCACGTCAGCAAGGGCTTGATGCTGATGGCCGGGGACTTTGCCAGGACCGAGGCACAGGCGACTCTGCTTGAAAAACGCATCAAGAGCATCCAGCACGACGCCCTGAAAGGTGGGCTGATGCTGGGCGCCGGAGTTGGCATCCTATCACTTTTCAAAGCCCCCCTCGAGGAGGCGAAAAAGTTCGAACAGGCGCTCGGCAAGTTCAAGCTGCTCGGCCTGTCCGATGCCCAGAACGCCGATGCTGTGAAATTCGTGCGTTCGATGGACACGATGGGCACCAGCTACGTGGACAACATGAAGCTGATGACCGAGGCCCAGGGCGTCTTCCGCGAATCCGGCCTGGCCGGCGCCCACGCGCTGGAGGGCGCCAAGATCGCCACCCCCATGCTGGGGAAAATCCAATTTGCGTCGGAATCGCTCGATGAGGAATCGAAGGCCCGGATGCACACCCAGAGCCTGGCCATGCTGCGCTTCGTGGAGATGCGCGGCGGCCTCAAGGACGCGGCCACCTTCAACAACATCGCCGACGCCGGCTGGAAGGCGGTGCAGAGCAGCGGCGGCAACGTCAATTTCGAGCAGCTGCGCCAATTCATGGCGCGCGGCGGTGTGGCGGCCCAGGGGCTGTCCGACACTTCGCTATTCGCAAAGCTGGAGCCGATCATCGGCGAGCTCAAGGGCAGTACCGCCGGCAACGCCTGGATGACCTCCTACAACCGCCTGGTGGGCGGCGTGCGCATCCCGAACCAGATTGCCCACCTGCTGGCCGACAACGGCATCTGGGACAAGAGTAAGGTCGAGTGGAACGCGATGGGCGGCATCAAACGTTTCAACGGCAACCCGCTCAACGACATGAAAACCTTCTCGTCGGACCCGGTCGAGTTCTACGAAAAGAACATCCTGCCGATGTACGCCCGCATGAATGGTGGCAAAGGCTTGGACCCTTCCGAGCGCGCCCGGGAGAACACGATGATTTTCGGCCGCACGGGCGGCATGATGTTCTCGCTGATCGACCGCCAGATCGAAACTATCCACCGCTCTGTGGACGCCTGGACGAAGGCTGTCACGGTCGACGACTCAGTCAAGATCGCCGGCAGAACACTGGCCGGCAAGGAGGTCGACCTGCATGCCAAATGGGCTAAGGTGTTGAACGATCTCGGCAACACAATCCTGCCTTCCGCGATCTCCATGGTCGAAGGCATGACCACCGGCCTCAAGGGGCTTTCGGGGTGGATCGATCGCAACCAGGGCCTGACGAAGCTGCTGGTGGGCGCGCTGGCGGCGCTGGCCGGCGGCCTGATGATCCGTGGCACCATCCTGCTGGCCTCGGCCGCATTCCGCGGCTTGGGATTGGCGCTCTTGTTCAGCAGGGCGGGTGGCATCGGGGGAATCCGGGCGCTGGCGTCCGGTATCGGCAGAGTCGCCGGCAAGTTCGGCGAGCTGGCCTCCCGCATCCCCGGCATCACCTCACTTCTGGGCCGCTTGGTCGCCGCAGCGCCCGCAGCCATTCCTGCTGCTGTGGCAGTCGGTGGGGCTGGTGCTGCCTACTTCGCCGCGGGCGTGGTCGGCGCCAACAAAAAGCGGTTCGCTGACATGAACGACAACTTCATGCTCGGAGCCATGGGTGGCGACACCGCAATGGCGGCCGCGATCATGAGCGCGAACGATGCGCCCGAGACGATCGCCCCTGCAAAGCCGAAAGTGGCAGCTTCCCCCTTCGTGGCCCCATTCACGAAGCAGAAGGTCCAGGTGGTCAACAACACGTATCTCGACGGCAAGCTGATTCAGCAAAGCGTCGTCGAAAAAATGGTAAAGGAAATGCTGCGGCCGGCGGCCGGGCTGAATTCTTTCGACCCGCGCGCGGGCTTCATGTCACCATCGCAGGCACGCTGAAATGCCAGGTCCCAACACCCCAAACACGAAGCTGGTGCTGAACTCGCCCACCCGCGGCGACTTCATCTTTGCTGACACGGAAGTTCCCGCCCGGCTACCGTTCGGCGGCGAGCAGCGCCTGGCCGTTCATCAGCTCCCCGGCGGCGTGCGCATCGTGGACTCCATGGGCCGCGACGACATGCCACTGGAATGGTCCGGCGTATTCCTGGGTCAGGCCGCGCTGGCGCGCGCCCGAACGCTCGATGCAATGCGCGTCGACGGGCTGCCGCTGGTGCTGACCTGGTCGGAAATGGCTTACAGCGTGGTCATTCGCAGCCTGAAAGCCGATTTCGAGCAGCGCTTTCAAATCCCGTACTCGATCAGTTGCGTGGTGGTGAAAGATCGCACCAGCGGCTCCGTCGGCGCGCAGGCGAACATTGACGACGCCATGCAGGGCGACATGGCCACCGCCATGAGCCTTGGCAGCACGGTGGGCGACTCGACGCTGTCGGGCCTGCTCGGCACGCTGCAAGGTGCCGTCAGCAGCGTGAGCAGCTTCGCCCAGGCTGCCCAGTCGACGATCAACGGGGTACTGGCGCCGATCGCGGCCGTGCGCGGCCAGGTGACGACGCTGATCGCATCGGCCAGCAACACCATTGCCAACGTGACCACGCTGGGTGGCATCTTTCCGAACAACCCGGTGGCGCAGCAGGCGGCCAGGCTCACCGGCCAGGCCGCGGCGATGACCCAGTTGCCCGTGCTGTACCAGCTCCAGTCTGTGGTGGGCCGCATGGGCTCGAACCTGACAGCATCGAGCACGAGCGGCCAGTCGGTGACGACAGCCGGCGGCAACCTGTATCGCATTGCGGCCGACGCCTACGGCGACCCAAGCGCCTGGACCGGCATCGCGCGGGCGAACAATCTGACCGACCCGCAGCTGGTGGGCGTGAACAAAATCGCCATCCCGGCGCGGCCGGACGGCACAGCTGGGGTATTCGCAGGATGACCAATTTCGTCAACAGAACCACCACCGCCTCTGCGGCGCGCCAGCCGCGCGGTATCGTCAAGGTGAACGACGTGGTGCTGCCCGGGTGGATCGACTTCGAAGTCGACAACAACGCCTTTTTTCACGCTGACACCTTCCGCTGCCGCTTCGCTGTGTCTGCGCTGCCCGCTGAATACAGCAAGGCCTGGTGGGCCAGCCAGCCGTCCATCTTCGTGGAACTGTTTATCGGCTTCCCCGCCGACGTCGACTCGTTCTCCGCTGCCGAGCTCGAGAGCTTCATTTACGGCCAGGTCGATGACGTCAGCTACGACCCGGTCGACGCGACCATCGAAGTCTCCGGCCGCGACAAGACGGCCGATTTCATTGATGCCAAAACCTACGAGCAGTTCGTCAACCACACCAGCAGCATGATCGCCACCGAACTGGCCACCCGGCACGGCCTCACGCCAGTGGTGACGAAAACCACCACCAAGGTGGGCACCTACTACGCCCAGGAAAACCGTCGCATTCCGCTCGATCGCAGCGAATGGGACCTTCTCACCTGGCTGGCCGAGGAAGAAGGGTTCTCGGTCTACGTGAAGGGTCGGGAGCTGCATTTCGAGCCCCAGGTGCAGCCCGATGCCGATCAATACGCACTGAAATGGCAGGACCCGGCGCCGGACGCGGATATCGCCTCGCCAGTTTTCAACGGCGTAGCCCTGACCTGCTCCCGCAATCTAACACTGGCGAAGGACATCGTGGTCTACGTGCGCAGCTGGAACACCAAGCAGAAAAAGGGCTTCACAGTGAAGGCGCAGGCCTCGCACGCGAAAACCACCACCGGCGGCGCGGCGCCAGCCAGCGGCGCGAGCCAGATTTACAGCTTCGTCAAGCCAGGCCTGACGCGCGAGGAAGCCCAGGCCATGGCCAACAGCAAACTGAAAGACCTGTCCGCCCACGAAATGAAGATCACCGCCGACCTCCCGGGGGACAACCTGCTCGCGCTGACCACGCTGGTCAATTTGTCCGGCACCGGCACTGCATTCGACCAGGTCTACTACCCCGACAGCATCACCCGGCGGCTCAGTTTCTCGGGCGGCTACGAAATGCGCCTGTCGGCCAAGAACCATTCGCCAGAATCCACGGTGCTCGCATGAATCGGCTACTCAACGAAATCCGCAAGCAGGCCCACATGGCCAGCGCGGCGACCGTGCAGCCGAAGACGGGCATCGTCAGCGGCTACGACGCCACGAATTACAGCGTCAAGGTCACCATTCAGCCCGAGGGCATTCAAACCGGCTGGATCCCGCTGCTGTCGCCCTGGGTCGGTAACGGCTGGGGCATGTTCTGCCCACCCACGATAGGCGACATGGTCGAAGTGCAGTTCGAGCAGGGGCATTCCGAGGCGGCCTTTGCCTGCATGCGCTTCTTCAACGACAGCGACCGGCCGCTGCCGGCGCCATCGGGCGAGTTCTGGCTTGTGCACCAGTCCGGGTCGCTGATCAAGCTCTCGAACGACGGCAAGGTGCTGATCAACGGCCAGGCCGAGATCGACGTGACCACGCCCACCTTGAACATCACGGTCAGCGGCAATGCCAATGTGGCGGTCGGTGGCAACATCACCAGCAGCGCGGCCGCCTGGAACCACACGGGACCATTTAACGTGACGGGCGACATCGGCTCGAGCGGCACCGTGACGGCGGCCACGGATGTGCTGGGCGGCGGCAAGTCCCTGGTCAACCACATCCACACGGGCGGCACAATCAGCGGCAAGACGGGAGCGCCAGTATGAGCGATTTGAACCATTACATCGGGTCCGACTTGACGGTCTCCCCCACCGGTGACCTGCAGCGCGTCGACGGCAGCCTGATGGGCCAGCAGCGCGTGCTGCGTAGGCTACTGACAAACCCGGGCGACTATATGTTTCATCCCACCTACGGCGCGGGCCTGGGCGCGCTCGTCGGCACCGTCGTCGACGTCGCCAAGATCAAGGCCCTGATCCGCGGCCAGATCCTGCTCGAGCGCGCCGTGGCCCGGGTACCGGAGCCCGAGATAGCCGTCAGCCAGATTGCCAACGGCGTGAGCGTCTACATCAAGTACACCGACGCAGCCTCGAAAACAGCGCAGGTCCTTTCCTTCAACGTGAATCGCTAATATGCCAATTTCCAGCAAAACCTTCGCGACCATCGTCTCCGACCAGGTGGCCGCCATCCAGGCGGGCGCCGGCGCGCTGATCGACCTCACCATCGGCTCGGTGCTGCGTGCCGTCGTCGAGGCGAACGCCGCTGTGCAGCTCTGGCTGCAGGGGTTGATCCTCCAACTGCTGACGGTGACGCGCGCGGCGTCGTCCAGCGGCGCCGACCTCGATAGCTTCATGCTCGACTTCGGACTCGTGCGGCTGCCGGCAGTGGCGGCCTCCGGGCGCGTGACGTTCGCCCGGTTCACTTCGACTGCTCAGGCGATGATCCCGGTCGGCATCAATGTTCAGACCGCCGACGGGTCGCAGGGCTTTATCGTGATTGCTGACACCGCCAACCCAGCATATAACGCTGCGCTCAATGCTTACTTGATCGCGGCCGGGGTCGCAAGCGCGAGTGTGTCTGTGGTCGCCATTACACCCGGCGCTGCCGCCAACGTCACGGCCGGACAGATCAACACGCTCACAAGTGCCCTTCCGAACGTCGATACTGCAAGCAATGCCGCCGCCTTTACCAATGGTGTCGACGCTGAAAGCGATACGGCCCTGCGGGCCCGCTTTGTGGCCTACATCGCCAGCCTGTCGAAGGCGACGAAAAACGCCGTCGGCAATGCCATCCTGTCGCTGCAGCAGGGCCTCAGCTACTCGCTGACGGAGAACTTCAACTATGCGGGCGCGGCGCAGCCAGGCTATTTTTTCGTGGTGGTAGATGATGGCACGGGATACCCCAGCGGCATTCTGCTGTCCTCGGTCTACAACGCCATCGACGCCGTGCGCGCGCTTTCAACCACGTTCGGCGTCTTCGCGCCCGTCGTCATCACAGCCAATATCGCCATGACCGTGACGACGGCAGCCGGGTATGCGCACGTGGCGACGGCCGCGCTGGTGGCGACGGCGCTGCAAAATTACGTGAACGCGCTGCCCATAGATGCGGATCTGTCCTTCTCGCGCCTGACGCAGATCGCGTACGATGCCTCGCCGGGCGTGACCAACGTCACTGGGGTGACGCTGAATGGCGCTACCGCCGACCTGGTCACGACCAAACTGCAAATCATCAAGGCCGGTACGGTCTCCGTAGCATGACAGGCGACCCGACCGATTTCCTTGCCCGACTGAAGGGCCTCCTGCCGCGCTGGTTCCCGTCGCCCAGCCCACTGGTCGATGCGCTGCTCTCAGGCCTAGCATCCGCCGCGGCATTCAGCTATTCGCTCTTCCTGTATGCGAAGCTGCAGACGCGAATCCTGACAGCCACCGACGGCTGGCTCGATATGATCGCGGCCGATTTTTTCGGCGCGGCGCTGGCCCGCTCGGCAAACCAGTCAGACGCCAGTTTTCGGGCCCGCATCGTGATCAACCTGTTCCGTGAGCGCGGCACCCGCGCGGCGATCAGCAAGGTTTTGTTGGACCTGACAGGCAAAGCGCCCATCATCTTTGAACCGCAGCGCCCGCTCGACACAGGGGCCTATGGTGCTGCTGTCATGGTCAGCCGTGCCAGCGTGGCCACATATTTTGATTCCAATGGACTGATGCGAACGGCGCCAATTAATGTGGTGCGCTACGACTCGGTTTTCGGTGGCTTATTGGTAGAGGCTGCCGCCACCAATCTATTGCTTCAATCGAGCGGCTTCGACACATCGCCGTGGGCCACCGATCCCAATGCTGGAACCACGTCACTGACCACCGCCACCGCGCCGGACGGCAGCACGAATACGGTCATGATTACCAAAGACACCAATGCAGGCTACCGCTACCAGACCCCAGCAGTGTCGGCCGGCACAAACACCTTCTCGGCGTACGTGAAACAAGGCAACTCGGCTTCAAATTACGTCGCAATTCAGATTGGCAACGGTTTCCGCGCGTTCTACAACTTTTCCACCAAGGCATTGGCGGTGAGTGCAAGCTGCACGGCGCAAGCCATCACCAAGCAGGATGTCGGCAACGGCTGGACTCGGCTTTCGATCACGGCAGCACTGTCAGCTGGCAACACAGTCTGCGCGTTGTGCCTTTCCGACGCGACAGGCACTATCTTTAGCGCTGGGTCGGCTGTTGGGACCGGGCACTACTTCTGGGGAGCTCAACTTGAATCGGGCGCCACCCCGACCAGTTACATCCCCACTCTTGCAGCCGTGGTATCGCGAGCGGCCGATTCGTTGATAAACAATATGACCCCAGGATCAGCTGGCGCTGGCGGCTATGGGGTTGCCGGCGGCTACGGATCTACGCTACTCCCCTTTCAAGCATTCGTTCAGGCATTCCGGCCCGCCACCGTAGGCATCCCCTATGTTGCTGGGTACGGCAGTTCACCAGGTGGATACGGCGTAGCCTCACGCGCGGATTATTCCTCCATCTCGCAAAGTACGGGCGCGGTAACCGACAACGACATTTATTCGGCAATTGACAGCGTGAAACCGGCTGGAACTACACTCTGGGCGCAGATTAATTAAACGAATTTCGATTTCCCACAAGGGACGCTCAGGCGTCCTTTTTTTATGGAGCAGTAAATGGACCGACAGATTATTTATCCCGGCCAGATTCCACTTGAAACGGATCTGCTGAATACGAACAAAAACGTGATGATCGGCATGGCAAAACTGGCCGCGGCGATTCTCGGCATCACGACGCAGGTGAACGGCTTGGCATGCGTACCAAACTCGCCGGCGGCGCTTAATGTCATCGTCAACCCCGGCGAGATCTACAGCCTGCAGAATATCGATGGCACCGCTTACTCGTCGCTGGCAGCGGACACCACGCACACGATTTTGAAGCAGGGCATCCTGCTCGACGCCGTCACCCTTGCGGCGCCGGCCCCAGCCACAGCTGGGCAAAGCATCAACTACCTGGTGCAGGCAGCATATCTCGATTCCGACAGCTCGCCTGTCGTGCTTCCTTATTACAACGCCAGCAACCCGTCGCAGGCCTACAGCGGCCCGGCCAACGCCGGCACGACGAACAACACAATTCGAAAAGGCCTCTGCAATGTGACGATCAAAGCAGGGATCGCCGCATCGACTGGTTCGCAGACGACGCCAGCGCCAGATGCCGGCTATGTTGGGCTGTATTCGGTGACCGTGGCAAATGGCCAGACGAGCATCGTCGCCGGTAATATCGCAGCGCTCTCCACCGCACCAATCATGTCCCCCGCGGCGCAGCTGAAAAACTTCATTTCGTCGAAGACGACGAATGGCTACGTCCAGATTCCCCAGCCGGTCGGCTCTCCGCCGTTGATTATCCAGTGGTGCACGACCAATACGGATGGCTCCAATAACGCCAATTTCGTATTCCCTATCGCTTTTCCAAATGCGATCTTGCGTGATATTCCGTACGCCCCTGGCGGTGTGATGAATGTCGCCTTCAACGTCACCACCAGTGGCCTTTCCTATGCCGCCAAAAATGGTGCTGGCTCACCCCTCACGGCAACGTGCGGCCTTATTGTCATCGGCTACTGAAAGCGTACATTATGAAAACACGTTATTCCAAAATCACGGGCGCTTTTTATCCACTGGATATCGACTACGGCGCCAATCTCCCAGCCGATGTCATTGATGTGCCGATGGAAGCCTTTGCGGCTGCGATGGCGCGCCCAGCGGGCTACACCTTCGACTTCGTTGATGGTCAGCTGATTTTGAGTGCTCCCCCTTCGCGCACGCTCGAGCAGGTGAAGGCTTCCAAACTCGCCGAATTGGCCGAGTCGTTCGCGCAGCGAATGAACGTCATCAAGTCGAATTATCCGCCCGATGAAATCCAGAGCTGGTTCAACCAGAAATCCGAAGCGGTTGCCTTTAAAGCCGACAACACGGTTCCAACGCCTCTGCTCACGGCGATGGCGGTAGCGCGCACCATCAGCGTCAACGATCTGGCATCGCGGGTCATTGCCAATGCCAATGCCTATGCAGCGACTGCTGGCGCGATCATCGGAAAGCGCCAGAAGTACGAGGACGCTGTCAATGCGGCAGTAGATGCCCTGTCGGTCGCCTCAATCGCGTGGGTTGACTAGATTATCCCGCCAGTACCCGCATCACCCGCAGCCGCCCACGAGGCGGCTTTTTTACGCCTCAAGCCGACGCTGACCGGCCAACCTGAAAGAAGACATGACCGACCAAAACGACCCCTCGCTCCTTCGGGACATTGCCAGCGCTACCACTGCAGAAGACCGCTTTGATCGGCTCGTGGTGCATTTCGTGAAACTGACCGAAGAGTTTGTCATGGTGAAGGCCGATGTGCATACGCTCAAAGGCAATCTGGCGGCGAATACGTCAATTACGAAAGAGGTGGCTGATGGTCAGGCGGAAATCAAGGCCGCCGTTGCCAAGATCGACTTGGCTGCGCTGACCGAGTTCCTTGAAGCGATGGGCAGTATGAAAGGCGGCATCAAGGTTCTGGGTTGGCTTGAGCGACCGGCAAAGTGGGTTGCAGCCATTGGCGGCGCGATCGCAGTCTATTACGCACCGTGGTGGCACAAATGACCCCTCAAGCATTCCTTGACGCCATCGTCCCGGCAGCGCACGCCTGCCAGCGCGCCAGTGGCATCCCGGCTAGCTTCACCATCGCCCAGGCCGCCCTCGAATCGAGCTGGGGCGCGAAGGCACCCGGCAACAACCTTTTCGGCATCAAGGCCGACGCCAGCTGGACCGGGCCCATCACCGCGTTCAACACGCACGAGGTCATCAAGGGCGTGTCCGTGCCGATGGTTTGCAAGTTCCGGGCATATCGCACCTGGGGCGAATGCCTGGCCGACCACGCCGACTTCTTCCGTCGCAATCCGCGCTATGCGGCCTGCTTCAAGCAGACGACAGGCCCAGGCTGGGCGCGCGCGGCCGCGGCGGCGGGGTATGCGACCGATCCACATTACGCCGACAGCCTGATCGCGATCATGGACGGCCGCAACCTCACCCGTTTTGACATCCTCTCCGGAGCTGCAAAGTGAGCACAACCGAAATCCACGAAGAGAAAAACACCTTCGGCGTAGACGTCTTCATCCCTGGTCATGCCGAGCGCGTGACCACACCTCTGTTCAGGAAGTCGCGCCTACACCTGATCGAGCGCGACAAGGGTTGCTTCATCTGCGGGTGCACCGCGGCGCCGCTTGAAGCGCACCACTACCCGATCGAGCGCAGTTTTGCCGAAATGGTCGACTGGTCGCCCGGGTCGCAGATCCGCAAGGACTTCCCCAACTTCGGCTGGGGCAGCTTCGACGAGGCCGATCCATACACCTTCGTCGACGACATGAACGTGAACGGCCGCCTGCTGTGCAAGGCCCACCACATTGGCCGCGACGAGGGCGTGCACGCGCTACCGGAGCCGGTCTGGCTGGCCCAGCGCTACGGCAAGGAGGGCTACCAGTTCTCCGCCATCGAGATCATCCACCACGAGCAGGAGGCAACGTGAAATCTACCGACTGGGTGAAGTTGGCAATCGGTGTCGCCCTTTTCTGCACCTGGACATCGCTGGTCATCTTGAAGATCGACGGCGCCCAGGACCTGATTCTGGCCATCAAACTCGCGCTCGCTGGCCTGGGCGCATACCACCTCAACGACAGGAGCAATACCCCATGAAACATTCCATTCTGACCATCCTCGCTACCCTAGCCATGGCCGCCGCCTGCATTGCCGGCTGCGCATCCGCTCCGGGCAGCCCGCCGCAGTCGCCCCAGCAGATCGCAAAGCAATTTTGCCCATCCGCGCAGATCGCCCTGACGTCGCTACAGGCGCTCGACGGCATCAGCGAGGCCAACACCGATGCCCTGACCCAGATCGCGGGCATTGTGAACCCGGTGTGTGCGGCCGTCGCGGCGAACACCCAGGTAGCGCCGCTGGACCTCAAGACGTTCGCCAGCCAGTACAGCCCGGTGCTGGTGTCGATCGTGAAGACCTCGAACCTCGACCCGGCGAAGCAGAATCGAATTCTGCTCGACCTGGCCGTGGCCCAGATCGCGATTGCTGCACTGCCATGAGCGGGTTCATCGGTAACCTGGTCGCAAAACTGGTCGCCGATGACGAGTCGGGGCTCTGGGAGCTGATGGAGCCGCTGGCGTTCGAGTCGGCCGTGGCCGGCGTGACGATCACGGCGCCCATCGGCCACCGCACCGACTTTTGCAGCGTGCCCAGGGTCCCGCTGGCCTACGACATGCTGGGCAACCGGGCCCGGAAGGCTGGCACCATCCACGACCGGCTCTACGTGACCCACGAGCTGCCCAGGGAGGTCGCCGACCAAGTGCTGCGCGAGATGCTGCAGCAGGATGGCGTCGGTCGCTGCGAGGCCGAGGCGTTCTACCTGGCCGTGCGCAGCTTTGGCGGCTCGCACTGGGGTCCGGATCCGGCGGCGCCGCCATGACCCGCGAAATGTCGTTCTGCGTCTTCACGACGCACCAGGTCGCGGCGGAGGATGCGACGCCGCTGCGCATCGTCAGCGAGGCGCGCCTGGCCCAGCTGCTGGCGATCGAGGTGGCATACACCGCTATGGCCGCCATCATCCGTTCCATTGACCCGATGCCAGCGCAACCAGCACAGGTTGCCGACGGCTGACCAGCGCGGCAGCGCGATATACTGCGGCCATGAAAGCCACTGTCAAAATCCTGCGCCACGCAGGCGTGCGGCGTGCGCCGCGCGAACTCGTTTCCGATCCTGGCCGCCAAGGCGAACTGCGCCTCTCGATGGTAGAAAACGTCGCCCAACTCAACCTCAGCGATCCGAACGACCAGCAGTTTAAACCCCTACTGCCCGTGCTCTACCATGCCCGCCTGGTGGCGCTGCACGGGCAGGTAATGCTATTTCAAGGGCTGACGGCACGGCGAGAGGATGGCGGGATACCGCAGGAGTGGTCCGTCGAGCTGGGATTCTAGGCGCGCTGATCGTATTTTTGGGACAGCACTCGGGCGGCCAGGCCCGCGTCGACGCCGCGCAGGCTGAGGAAGCGGGCGCCGGTGGCGTCACCGAAGGCGCGCTTCATGGCAATACCTTCCTTGACCAGCTGGGCGGTGTGGTGGTCGGTCCTGGGCTTCTGGGTTTGCATGTCGATCTCCTGTCGAGCCGACGTTATACCATTCAACCAGTGACGCCGCCCCGTAAAGTGTCAAGGTAATCGGCCCAACGCTGCATCATCGCGCGCCGCGCCGGCAGGTGAGTCGTGCGGTTGTAGGCCCGGCCGTTGGCGTCCTTCACCGCGTGCGCCAGCTGGTGCTCCACCAGGTCGACCCTTTCCTGTAACACCTCGTCCATGATCGTCCGAGCGGTCGCGCGGAAGCCGTGACCGGTCATAGCGTCCTTCTCGTAGCCCATCAAGCGCAGCGCCGCGTTCACGGCCCCGTCACTGAGCGGCTTTTTGTTGCTCCGTAGGCTGGGGAAGACATACCGCCCATGCCCTGACAGCGGCTGGATCCAGCGTAACATCGCAACCGCCTGGCGCGCCAGCGGAACGATGTGGTCAATATCCATTTTCATCTTCGGCCCGGGGATCCGCCATTCGGCGGCGTCAAGGTCGAACTCGGCCCATTCAGCGGCGCGCAGCTCACCAGGGCGCACGAACACCAGCGGCGCCAGCCGCAGGGCGCCGACGACCGAATAGAACCCCTCGTAGGCGTCGATCGAGCGCAGCAACTTGCCGAGCCCGCCCGGGTCCGTGATCGCTGCGTGGTGCTTGACCACGGGCCGCTCCAGGGCGCCGCGCAGGCCGCTCGTGACGTCGACCTCGATGAGGGTGGCGGCGACGGCGTAGCGGCAGATGCGGCCGCAGTACTGCAGTATCCGGTGCGCTGTCTCGATCGAGCCGCGCTTTTCGGCGCGCTGCGCGACCGCCAGCACGTCACGCGGCCGCAGATCAGCTATCGGGGTGGCGCCGATCATCGGCAGGATGTCATTGTCGAGCCAACCGCGGTGCTTCTGGATGGTCTTCGGCTTGATGGTCTTGGCGTCTTTGGCGAAGAATTCTTCTGCCACCGATCCGAATGTGTGCTCGTCGACCGGCGCCGGCGCGCGCTTCGCCTCCTGCCTGGCGGCGGCCGGGTCGATGCCTTGGGCCAGCAGCGCCCGGGCTTCGGTGCGCGCCGCGCGGGCGGCGGCCAGCGAGACCTCAGGATAGACACCCAGGGCCAGCGTCTTCTGCTTGCCGCCGAACCGATAACCCAGTCGCCAATATTTGCCAGCCGCCTTGACCAGTAAGTACATACCGAGCGCATCGGAATGCTTGTCTCCGCCTGCGCTGCCGCTGTGCTGCATCTTCCGGATTGCAATGTCGGTCAGTGGCATTATTCCCTCTGTGCTGGTACCTGAAAACCCATAATTCTACAGATACCAGCAAAAATGCCATCAATTTTCCTTGCTGTTACCAATCTTCCGCAAACCGTGTGAAACAAAAAAAATCCCGCTCCTCCTATGAAGAGGGCGGGATTTTCGTTTCCACCAAACATCGTGAAACTTGTACTTGGTGCCGATTGCCGGAAT